CTTGTTGATGATGTTCAAAGTCTATATCAACATCTGGTAAGTCTTCACGCATTGGATTCATGAAACGTGCTACTGGTATGTTCCATTTGATAGGATCTACATCTGTGATACCTAATAGGTAACAAATCAAACTGCTACCTGCAGATCCTCTTGTCATGTGTTGTAAGTCTTGTGTAAGATCGATTATATCACATATCTTATGAAAGTATTGTGTAAATCGTAAGTTTAAGATAAGTTCAAATTCTTCAGCCAGTCTATCTTTGTACTTGTCGCCTTCTGGTGTTGGTCTTTTAAATCGAGATATCAGACTTTGTATGTTTTCTAAATCATCAGCCATATTGCCTCCTAATGCCTTTTATAAGATTATTTAGTGAGACAAAAAATGAAGTTTGCTAATTTTGGTAAACCTAATTACCACCAACCTAAGGCTCTGCCGTTGCCTGTTATGATCATTAAACAAGTTACTATGTGTAGTACCACCCACATTGATCGAATTGTAAGGTGTATATGGTCGTCTTTCTTATTGTTGTCATAGGCATGGCTACCCATTGCCTTACACCAATATATCCATATCTGTTTGATTGCCAATCTCCTATTGGACTATTCTGAACCTAAGTTTCCTAAAAACTCTCTTAACTTTGTGCTGTCTGTTTCTGCTCTAATCTTTCCAACTGTCTTTCCTTCTGTTGGATCTGCTGGAGTAGTATCTTGTTTTATTTCACCTGGTTGTGATGTACGTTTAATTTGATCAAACACTGTTGACTTACGTTTTGCAAATTCTTGATAGTCTTCATCATCTGCTAAATCTCTAATACGTAAACTATCTATGTCAAACTCTAAATCAATCTTACTACCCACACCTGAACTACTTCTAGTTTTCATAAGTTGTATTTGATATCTACCACGTTCTTTCATTGCTCTGCTTGTAAAGATACCTATCACGTTATCAGCAGTTTGTATCTTACTCAAACCACCTGCAATGTGCGAATGATCAAATTCAATCTCTTCAACACTTGCTCTGTTTAACTGTGATGCAGTAACAAATACTGTTTGTGTTTCCATTGCCAAGTTTCTAAGTTCTTCAGATACAAATTTATCTTTTACAAATAAATCACTTGGACTTACTTTTCTACTCATTGGCATCATCAAGTCTAAGTAATCAATTAACAATACATCAATTCTTTTACCTGTCTTGATTTCATATTCTTTTACAAAACTTCTTATGTCATTTGTGTTCTTACCACTTGGCATATATTTTATCTGGAAAGCACCAGACTTCTTACCAACTAGTTTAACTTTCATTTCTACTGTGTCCAAGTCTTTAAATATTTCTTTTGTTGGAATGTCAGTTGTCATACTATCAACTCTCATTGCCACAAGTGCTTCACTTAATTCAAATGTAAGATACACAACATTCATTCCTGCCAACGCCCAGTTAACACCCAAGTTTGCTAAGAACAAACTCTTACCTGCACCACTACCACCTGCAAAAATATTAAGTTCACCTCTGTTAAATCCGCCAAATAGTTTTCTATCTAAACTTGCCCAACCTGTGCTTACTTGTCCATTACTATCTTTAAGTCCCATAAGTCTGCCTTTAGGATCTCTAAAGTAATCTATGCCTAAGTCTTTTTGTAATCCTACTTGCACTGCACTTTTAATCTTGTCTTCTACTGGACCATAGTTACCTTCTTCAAGCAAGTTTGCACTTTCTAATATTGCACGTTCAAGACCTTTGTGTCTTGTAAACGTTTCAAATTCATTTAACAACCAATCATAATGTTCTTCACGTAATCCTTCTGGAATCTTTAATTCTGTTTTACAAGTTGCATTGACCATTTCTTCTGTAGGCAATGTGTTATGTTCTGTAACATACTTGTTAATAAACTCTGCGGCGTCTTGTAGTTTTCTATCAAATAAACTATGATCAAAGATAGTTTGACAACGCACAAAACTTTGTGCATCACTCAACATCATTTCCAGATATACTTTCTGGACATCATAACCATATTCTTTATTTTGTTTTGCCACTATCTAATACCTTTGCTAAATCCTGTAACGTTTCTATAAATTTATATACCACTGCCTTTTTACGATCTTCATGCATACTTGAATGTACTGCTTGTAACAGTTTTGGATACTCTCTGTTTAATTTTTTGTTTACTTCTAATTCTGTCATGTTTTATTATACCATACTTTAGGATCAAAGTCAATGTGTGTTCTTTCCATTCCAAGAACTGCTCCTATGCATGAACCTGGATCTCCTGGATTTGGTGGTATCCAAATACTGTCCCAGTTTGGCTTTAATTGTTTTACCATAAGTTTGTTTAACGCACAACCACCTGTCAATACAAGATTTTTTGAAGGCAGTTTAAAACTTGCACTAGTACTTATTCGCATGATCATTCTCTCAAATGCCTCCTGAGTACTTGCACCAATATCAATTAATTCTTTTTTGCTAGTGAGTTCTGGTCTCCACCAATTACAACCTCTATGTAAATTTTCCTTGAAACGCACTTCCCAAAAACCATTTTTTAACATTTTTTGATCTGTGAAATCTTTTTCTATTGCGTCAAGGTATGCATATCTATCTCCTTGGATAGCATAATCACTTAATATATATTCTTCTGAGTTTGCTTTTAATCCACAACGTTGTGTCATTGCACTATAAAATAATCCAATGCTATGTGGATATGATTGTCTATATACTTTTTTAATATCTTTATCTGTGCCTTTCCATATGGTGAATGTTTCAAATTCACCTATGCTATCTATACAGATGATAGTTGCATCTTGAAAGCCACTGGTGTAATAACCATATGCCGCATGACTTTCATGATGATCGATATATTGTATTGGACAGTTAATACCCCATTTGTCGAGATACTTTTTAATATTGTTTTCTTTTCCTAACCATCCTTGACCAGCGGCAAATTGTCTAAGTGTTTTTAGGAATGGTCTTTCATACCAGATTACTTTATCTGGTGGACCATAACTCTGCCTTGCAGATTCTATTTGTGTCCAGTTGAAGTCTGGATCGTTAGGTACATCACTAAAGTCTTTGCTTAATGACGCCCAAGCGAGTTTGTTGTCTACAAATACTGCTAAACTGGCATCGTGGCTATTACCAACCATTCCCCAAGTTATCATTTTATATCCCCTTTAATCTTTTCCAGCCTGTGTGTAAGATATAAAACCACACACCATTTATCGAAGGCTCAACAAGTGCTACTGCACCAGCCTCCCACAAACTTGCACCAGTTAGAAGAGTAACTACTGACATTGCAATAACTACGTGTCCTGCCGTGTATATTAGTGCAAGTGCTAGACTAGATCCACTTAAGATTTTTCTAAAAGCATTTTGAATGCCTTGTGTGAACTCAGTCATTTATTTCCTTTCTATTTGTAGATAAAAGGATCTCTTTTTTTAAGTTCCTTTATCCGTTTCTTCAAACGTCTTTTTTCAAAGAAGTCGTTCCAAGCCTTTTTTAGTTTGTTGAATATATTCTTTAACCAAACCATTTCTTTGCTCCTAATTGTATCTTCAAAGGATTATGTTCTGCACTTCCTATTATACTATGCAAAGTATAAATCTTTCCATAAGTTTGAACTGCTTCATTTACGTCCTTTACAGATTCATGCCAATCAGGCAATGCCACTGACCATCCCAAGTCTATTGCTTGTTGGATCAATTTCTCACCTGCCTCATCTCTGTCAGGCATTACTACCACTTCAGTATTTAAATTATTGATCAACATTGCTTGTTGATCTTTGACTTCACTACCTAGTAGTGCAACGCCTTCGACAGCGATTGCATCAAAGGGACCTTCAACCACAACCGTGTATATACGATTAGTATTAATCTGAGCATCTAGATTGAATACATAGCCTGGTTGTTGGTCACTAAGATACTTAGGATTACCGTCCATAATTTTACGGGCAGTATGTCCTACTATTTTGCCTTTGTGATAGAATGGAATTATTATTCTATCTTTATAGCCAGGTTCAGGTGTCCAATGAAAATCATAATCATCTAAAAATAATTTTCTTGTTTTAAGATATTCAAATACCTTAAACAAGTTATTATCTACACCTGTGGACTCGAGTGCCTGCCAGTCATCCCAGAGGTCGAGTCTTCTTGCGCCATTAGGCAAATTCTTTTCTGTAAACTTTGGTAATTGTACAATAGGTTTGTGTACAGTTATTCCTTCATTGCTTTTCATTATTTGCAAAGCAAGTTTGTTAATCACATCATCTGGTGTTCCTAACCACTGTAAAAATTTTCTAAACTTGAAACTTAAATTACGTCCAGGCGTCCAACTACATTTGAATCCGCAGTTAAAACAGTGATAACTTATACCACCATCTGCATTTGATATGAGTCCGCCTCTTTGTCTTTTATCTGCTGAGTCCCCATTGTGAATACAACATGGGGCATTGAAACTTGTCCAACCACTTGGAGTGCTTTTCTTTTTCGAAGGCAAGTATGCCGTGACTGTTTCGTGTAAGATGCTCATACTATTATTATAGTATATTACGAGCGAAAAGTCAACTAGTTTCGAACCAATACTTTATCAATTGTTCCAGATGTTTTTGAATATTTGAATCTTAGATAATTGAACACACCATTGAAGTTAATAGGTTTTGGTTCAGTTTCTGATCCAGTAAATGTCACTGTATCAACGTCAAACCAATTTGTTGTGCCTGTAACCTGATTAGCCAATGTACCTTGCACTATAAAATCACCAATAAAGTCTGTGCCATATACTGCGGCAGTATGCAATGCTACATTACCATTTAAGGCAGGCTCGGCATTAATTGTTTCACTAGTAAAATTATCTGTGCTTGTTTCAGTAAATGTTTGAACTGTGTAACTATCCTTTGGTCCAGGAAATGCTTCACTATGTAGTTCTATTGTACCTGACATACCAAACTGACTATCACTGTAAGTAAGTACGTTTGAACCATCTGTCTTTACTAAAAATACATTATACTTTAGATACTGATCCTTTAGATTTGCCAGTTCGTTTTCTGTTATGTCAACTGTAAACTGTCCTTTATACAATGGTGTCGATGTTTCCTTTACGGTACCTGTTTTAAATAGTACCTGTGTGTTGTTTTCATCAAACATAGTAAATTTAGGTGTGTAAGTATTAAGAATACTTAACGGTTTTTGATCTGCGTTCTTTATTTCAAATAGGATAGTATTGTCAATACCCCTATGTAATTTTATATTTCTTGTGTACACTTGTTTAAACTCCGTATTGGCTCCTGCCAAATTAGACACGAGCACCATTTTGTTGTTGTATAAATACCTAGGTATAAGTTGCATAACAATTATATTTATCGAGAATTATGTTAAGAAAAGATATTGAAGAGAAGTTTCCGTTTATTAGCGTGGTCACCTATGGCCAAAAAGAGTTCGTTGGTATTATAAACAACCAGGATAATTTTGTTACTAGTATGTATGTGTACACTGATTTGATGGAAGATCAGGAGAAAAAAGCATTCATGGAACTTGGAGAAGCATGGTGGTGGGAATCAAATAGAATGATTCCTATTAGTATATTCATGCGTAAGGAAATGGAACAATTCAGGAACATACTAACCACAATGAACAGCAAAGACGTAAAAGTAGTTATGGGTCCAACTGTTAATTTAAACAACCTATCTGTGAAAAGAGTCAAACGTAAATCAGTTCAACTTATAAGAAAACCTAAGCCTTAGGTTTATCTAAACTTTCTAATTGTTCACATATAAGATTCATGTGTACAACTATCGCATGAGCATAAGCAACTGCGTGTGCCTTCTTAAAGAAGTAACTACCATCTTTTGGTTTTACCCAAACTTGTTTCATTATGTTGTCCCACGTTTCGTTCTCGAGATGTCTCTTTGCTGGCCTTATGATCGCCAACGTTGCCGCTAGTTGTTGTATCGATTTTGGAGATAGTTTCTTTAAAAGAGTACTGTGTTCTCCTACGTGAAATAATTGATTGCTGAATTCTGATTCTGTTAGTAGATCCCATAACGGCTCCTTGGACATAAGTTTAACAAGATGATCCTCATCTTTTACTTGTTTATATATAAAAACATTTAAGAAATCTATCTTAAAATATTTTCTTTCTTCTGCTTCATCATAATCTATTGTTGCAAGGTTATCCACAGGGTTATGTGGAATCTCAGTAAAGTAAACACCAGTGTTGTGTTTTTTACCTGTGTCAAGTTTTGCAACTCTATGATTTAATCTTTCAAGGATTATATCTCTATCTGCAAAGTCTATATCTATATCAGGCATTTACTACTTCTCTTAATTTTGATTTAGGAATATCAATGTGTCTTTTATCACACACATCATCAATTACACAAATATCACATTTAGGTTTTTTACTTTTACAAATTCTTTTTGCGTGTGTTATCAATTGCATATGAGCCGCATACTTATATTTGTCAGGAGTTGTATCATTTACTATTACTGCACTCTTGCCTTCGTCCAAAGTATTGGTCCAACCCAGTCTCCATAACAATCTAAACACATGAGTATCAACTGCTATGTTAGGTGCACCCCAAACAAATCTCATCATTATATCACTGCTCTTTCTACCAACGCCAGGCAAGTCCATAAGTTCTTTTTGTGTTTGCGGAACCTTACCATCATATTCCATTAATAGTTTATAACTTGTTGCAATTATATTTTTTGATTTTGCATTGTGTAATCCTGCAGGACGTATTGCTTCTATTATTTGTTCTCTTGAAAGTTTAATCATTTCTTCAGGAGTATCTGCTAAAGCAAATAATTGTTTGCAGGCAATCGCAGTTCTTTTGTCCTGACTTTGTGCTGAAAGCATAACGCCTATCAAACTAGTATAGGCTTCCTTGTGTATCTTAGCCGCAGGCTTTTTATTAGCATACCTTGGCCAATACTTGTTTAGTCTTTGATATATTGTATCAATCTGTGCTTCTGTCTTCATCATTGCTTACTAAATTTTTTGGCTTTTCAATTGGCATACCACTTCTATTAAACCATCTGTTATCATCTGTAACATAACAATAACTTCTAAAATTGTTTCCGTCAAGTCCTTTTATGGTTATTGACTTTTTGGATATCTTACCTTTGTATGTTGTAAAGTCTTTATTAATCAAACGCATACTGCCACCACTTGCAGGTGATCCATAAATCCTATCTATTGCTTCACCTTCAGGACCCATCATGTTGCTTATGATTGCGGTCTCTACCATTGCATTATGCCTTTGAATATACAACCAACTATTACCATGATACCTATAAACATACCTGGTATCAAAACTGCTGGGTGCATACGTTCCATAATATACTTGTCCTCTTTTTCTCTCTGTTCCCAATATTCTTTTTTATTCATATTCTCTCCAACCAACATCTTCTATATCATCTGTTTTACAATTTGGACAAAGCCAGTCGCCTCCATCGTCATCAAAGTTCATTACTAATTCTTGTGCGACACCTTTCCATTTACATCTATAGCAATACCAATTCCACATATCCTTATGCTTCTTTTCTTTGCTCATATATTATTATACTTTAAATTTTATCAAAAGTCAATCAGATGCCTGCCTTTTGGCTAATCTCTTTAACCAGTTCTACATCTGCTATACTTCTTTTAAAACGTAATGCCCAGTGTTGAGGATTCATTACGTGAAACACAATTTGTAATTGTTCATCATTGAATTTGGATAACATTTCTTTTCCTGTCTTACAATTTAATATTAACCATGGACTTATCTTTCCATCTTTGATATCTTGTGTTGCTCTGTTTAAACTTACATAATTAAAATAATCTTCCCAACGTGCTTCTTTGTCTGCACCCCATTCCATCATGTTTTTTATTGAACGTTCAACTGCTGTCTCTACACTTTCTTTAAGTATAAGTTCTAGTGCATACTTTTCATACAGTTCTTCTCTTGCCCAATGATCTAATTTCACGCCGCTTGTTACTACATAGTCAATATACTTTTCTGGATACAGTGGTCGGACGTTGTTTACAAAAGAACCAAACTTAACAAATGCATTGTAGTATGGACTATCAGAAAACTGTTGATATGTTTTTTGTCCTTCAAACTTTTGGCATAGTTGATAGAATCTTATAAACGCATAGTGTCCAAGTTTAACGTGTTTTTCATTTTCCTGCAATGCCCTACGTTTCTTTTCACACATATGAACTGCAAGTGTTTTTTCTCTTGTGAAACTTGCTCCACAATAAGGACAAGTAAATTTTTCCATTATAATCCTCTTACGTAATATGTATTAGGACCATAGCCAGCATCTATTACCGATTGGCCAATCTTGTTATAGTCATCTTGTGATCTTACTGCATCTTCCATTTTTACTGCAAAGAGATGATCTATTTGTACGCCACTTAATTTAGGCTGTATCTTATCACGTAAAAATTGATAGTGCATTATCGGAGTAGGATGTTGATCCAAAACTTTTTCATCATCTAATTGTCCTGGGATTGCGTGTTTAAACTTTAAACGTTGATCATATTTTTCTACAACGTAATTAAATAGATCACCTTCTACAAAAATATTATCTCTAAACAAATCTTGATATATGTCTAGCAAATTTCTATCACCTCTAAGTGTTTGCACTTGTTCACGCATCTCAGTTCCAAGTATAAAAATAACTCTAGCATTAACACCTTTAACTAATTTCTTTGCAAGATAAATGTAGTTGAACGAGTGCATCATGTAACTATATTCGTTCCAGACTTTATCTATTATATGATACTTCAATTGATCTGCGTGTGTATTTGTAAACACACTTCCACCAGGATACCAACCTTCAGTAATCTCTGGATCCCATTTATGATAATCAAACCTATGATGGTCAGTCCATTGTACTGCAATAACATCATTAGGTTGAAACCTTGTTTTAACAAAACATTCTGTAAGTCTTTCTAGTATTTGTCTGTTACCCGCACCTCTGTTTGCCCAGTTTTCAAATCCGTTTTCAAAAGATTGTCCTAATATATCTGCCCATGTTGGCCAATGATATCTTGTAAGTGAACAGCCGAACGTGTATAGTTTACCTTGTTGTTTTACATAATTAGCCATGCTGTTCTAATAACTCCTTGAACTCTTTTTTTGTCATCAAACTTAACATTAGTCTTAGTTCGTCTTCTTTCATATTAGGATAAATTTTTTCAAGTTCTTTTTGATCTTTGTTGCTTGTTTTTTTATGCTTGTATCCTATCCATTCATGATACTGTATTTTTCCTGTGTTACCACTCATGCACAATAACTGCCACAAAAGTTTTTTATGTTTTTGTAATAGGAAAAATCCTTTGTTGTAATATTCATTTGTTTTGAATACCGCAAGTTCTGCCTTGTCCCTTGTGCTTTTAACACTAGACACATATCTGTTTAACAAATAAAAACTTACTTGTTTTCTTTCTTCATCAGACAGTTCATCCCAAACGTTCTTTGCGTTTAAGTCAATTGCGGCCAATACGTCTTTAAGCGGTAGTTTCTTCTGCATTTAATTTTGTCTCTATACTATAAGTCATTCCTATACTAACACGTAATGGCACAGATGTCACATCCATAGTATGCCAATAATGTGCTGGAAATAAAACTCCATTACCTTTTTTATACTTTGTTCTTTTCATTTCCGTTTTACCTTCATCTGAAAAGAACACCGTATCTCCATCCGCATCATTTACGTAATATACAAATGTCCACAGTCCTGGCTGTCCATTTCGTACATCATTGTGCGGTCCATAATATACTCCTTGCACTGTACCATTAAGCCTTGTCCTTGTGACTTGGTTAACGTGTGCATCAGGAATATACTTTGGTATAATATCCATTGTTAGTGCTGTGTGTAGCATATTGCTTAATTCTTTATGGTCATCTAATATATTGCTTGACGTACAATACATTACGTTTGTAAACAAGGCAGGCGTTTTGTAGTTACCATCTTGTTCATCTTCTTCCGGAACATTTACAAACTTCCAATCCACGTCTTTTGTTTGATTCTCAATATATGAAACAAGCCATTGTGGAAATGGATCTACTATTTCGAATATTTTATTTGGATCTCTCAACATCTTATTATTATACTACACCTTTCATTTATTGTCAATCTTCTTTCAATAAATTGTAAGTCATTTTCATTTTACTCATTAACTTTTGAAGAGTCTTGTTTCCTTCGGTTGCATATATCATACAGTCATGGAATTCATGATCTTCCAAATGCCAGTCTGGTTTGACTTCACGTTCAATACAAATACGTTCTCCAGTCTTTGTGTCTCTTTCATAAACTGTAAGTCCTCCATCTGGCGATTCGTAAATTTTATCAGTCAACTTTTGTTCCTACTGTGCGTCTTACAATATCATTATGATTAAATTCTGCCCAGTACAACTCAAAGGCCACGCCATCTTCTAGTCCTTCAAACTGATGCACTTTACCAGGCTTGACCTGTGTAAAGTCTCCTGCATTTAAAATAGTTTCATCTACTAGTCCGTCTTGATCATCCTGCCAAACTCTAACAATCATCTTTCCTGACTCTACATAAAAACCATTCCATTTAAATTTGTGTTCATGCTCACTGCATTTGAATCCTTTTTTAAATTCTATTCTGTGAAATTCAAGCACACCGTTTGCATGGATCAGTTCTGTTTGTCCCCAAATTTTACCTGCCTTCATTTATTTCTCCTTTTCATTCTGTTAACAAATTTTTGATATGATCCTAAACCAATCATTAAACTATTCAACTTTGCAAGTTCTTGTGTAGTTACAAGTTCAGTTTTTAATTTTATTTTTTTATCTGATAATGGAATTAACTGTAACCATGGATCTCCAACTTCAACTTTTATTTCACTATTAAATGGAACCATCAAGTTTACAATCGTTGCGTGTTGATATTTAAATTCTGTTATTGCAGGGCAAGTCCAATATTTTAAAGGATCTTTTTGATGCCATGCCGGACTTGTCCATATAAACTCTACTCCGCTCTTTTCTCTTATTTGCCAAGGACTCATTACTTTGCCGTGAAACATATTAGGCTTATGATGTGCATAGTCTTGTGGGTCATGTGGTATTAACGGAACGTTTTCAGGATATGTTTGAACTTCACAAACATCTACCTTATCAAATGTTTTTAAATTAAGTTGTAACCAAGCAGGAAATATTATTCCTGTCGTAAGCATTTGATTCACGTGTGGACAACGTTTAAGTGTTGCATTATCTAGACCTCTGTATGTAGGGGTGTCCATCTTACGAGTAGACGGCATAGACTTCCACCAATCAGGCATAGAGTCTCTAGCAAGTTCAGGCCCATAGGCTTCATATATGACTCTTTGATCAGTAAAGCACTCTACTTCAATTGTAGGCTTAGGAATAAAAATATCAAATATTTTTTTCAATGTGTTCATTACTTAATTGTTCTGGGCGTTGTAGTTCTGCATGAATATTTAAACCCATTACTATTCTTTCTTGGTTAGATTGATTTGGTTGACTCCTGTGACTTAACCAACCTGGGAAGAAAATAATATCTCCCTGTTTTGCTTCTACTTCTGTATAGTATTCATGTAGTTTAGTTTTACCATGTCGGTGTCTTGGATAACTACCCCATAGGTGTTTATTAATATTTGTGAATTCTAAGTTGCCACCCTTTTGTGGTTGCTTTAAATAAAACGACATTACCATATGAGCATCACCATGGTCATGCGTGTCAGTCCACTGATTAGCATTATGTTTGTTTACCCAACTCTTTGTTATTCCAAACCAGTTATAGTTTAGTTCCCATGCGTTTAAAACTTTCTTTACGTAAGGTTCTATGTCATTACAAAATTCTATCATCTCAGGCCATAGATGAGGTGCGTCTGTGTGACCTGTGCTTGTAATACCACCTTCACGTTCTACTTCTCCGTGATCGGTTATCTTACTTAAGAAGTTTGATGCACGTTCTTGCAACCTACTTACATCTTTGCTATAATTGGCTTTCCAAATTAAGTTTGGACTTAGGTCAACCTTTTGAATGTCGTTGTCCATTACGATACCGCCCATACCATTATTATTGCTATCAATGTTATTCCTACCAAATCATAAACCCATTCATTCTTCATTTTTAAACTCTCCCAAGATACCTTGTTGTTTCGTATTTTGTTTTAAAGTAATCGTGTGTAACATAAGAAGCAGTTATAAATCCTGCCACGAATACTAACAAATAAATTACAGTGGTTTTTATATTCTTTTTGAACCCGCCCTTGCCTTTGTTCTTTTTATATGCTCTCCACATCCACCAAAAACCTGCAATGGTTAAAATAATACCTATTGCAATTACCCAGGGATTATTTGCTATTGCAACTCCTGAAGCACCAAAGATTAATAGTAATAATCCATTTATATAACACATTGGACACATTAATCATTCTCCTTTTCTAATACAACAATATATTTCTTCTTCTTTCGGAATAAAGTATATATTGGTTTTGCTTGTATGTTATCTTTTATTTTGATATCCCACCATTCAGGCTGTTCTAGTATTAGATGTGCGTTTCTACCATCAGGTAAAAACTTACGTGCCGGAATTGTGTCTATCATTAAATAGGCTTTCTTTGTAAAAAGAAAGTTGATATGTTTTAGCACATTGTCAATTAAATCTGGTTCTATGTGTTCAAGTACATCTGTGCATAATAAAAATTCATAAGTTTCACTTGAATCAGGAACCTTATCGAAGTCTGGCATTCCTGGATCATATCCTCTTACTAATGCATCTGGATATCTTTCTTTCAATCCATTTACAACATTGCCTTTACCACAACCATAGTCTAAGAAACTTTTATGTCCATCAGTAAACTGTTCTAAACCTTTTAGCCAAGCAGTGTTACCAAAGCCTCTTGGTCTCTGATGATGCAGTCTATTAAGCAAGTGTTTATAGTAAGGAGATATTAGATCCATTAAAATAACTTTCCGTAGTCAATAGTTTCTATCTGCCTACTTACATCTTTAATAAAAAATGCACACTTGGGATTATGTTTATCTTGTACTGGCACTGCTAACAGTTGACCATTTTTCATTTTAGGAAAATACCATTTAACATCATTGTAATAGTTTACAACTCTTACAGGCATAAAGTCTGGCTTGCCACTTGTTAACGGATTGAATACAAATGCTTCAAAGCCTCTATCGGCAATACTCGTTAATGGCAAAATCTCTACGTCCATTCCTGTCTCGCTGTCACCTACTGCTAGGTTCCAATCTAATGGCATCTGTACTTCCTGTCCTCCTATGTCTAATACTATTGCTGGAGAACTAAAACTTTCTAAAAATATTAGAGGCATAAAAAAGAAGTCAGGCTCGTTTGGATCACTGTTATCCAGAACACTAAAGCGGACATCTTCTTCTAGTTCTTCAGGCAAGTTATTAAGACTAAAGCAGGTATTGTCTAGTGTTAATATCTTCATTTCTTTTTTCTTTCCATAATTTGTTTAGGGGTTAAACTACCCGGATCAAGTTTTTGCAAACGGCAAGTAAATAACTTTTTCTCGCCTTTTGACGTTACAAGCACAGGTTGTCCATGCTCATCAAACTTGATACTCTTAATTTTTGTAGACACATTCCGAAATCTACCTACCTGTATTTCATCACCAACCTTTATCTCTACCGTATATTTTTTCATTGCCAATCTACCTTTTCTATTGTAAAAGGATATTGTGCTTCTTTATAAAACTTTTTACGATGACCTAAATGTCTTTTTGCATACTTGCAAGTACTCGTAATATCCCATATTTGTACGAAGTCTTTATCTTCAGCCTTTCTTATGCCTCTACCTATTGATTGTATCACTCTTACAAATGATTTGCCTGGTTCAATTAAAACTAAATTAAAGATACGCGGTATGTTTATACCAACAGCCGCAACTCCGTATGTTGCAATAATAACTTTTTTATCTGCTTCTTTAACCTCATCATATTGTTCTTTTCTATCTTTGACTTTGACATCACCTTTGATAAAAACAGAATCTGGTATTAGTTCTTGTAATAAATTGCCTGCACTAATTCTATCAACTAGAATTAGAGTATTGCCTTCTTCTTTTATCTTAACACATAATTTGCCTAAATATTCTATCCTATCTTGATTCGTTACTAGATATTTTAATTCTTCTTGATAACCTTTATATTCTTTCAAGTCAACAAGTTGTACTACGTTCACATGACAGGCAGATAGTACACCTTTGTCTTGTAATTCTTTTGCACTTATCTGATTGATTACAGGACCTATACTTGCTAATATACTTTGAAATTCAAATTGTTCCTTTGGTATTGTTCCTGTTAATCCCCAACGTACTGGTGCGTTACGTAAATTTTGTGTAAGTAATTTTTTTAATACTTCTGCTTTTGCTTGATGCACTTCATCAATAATAACTGTTTCTACACCTTCTAAAAAGTCTGCAAGTGTAAATGACTCCTCGTGGTTTTTACTTTTCTTATCAAGTACATTTAAACTTTGCCAAGTGCAAATAGTGTGTGTTTTGTTTAATTCTTTTCTGTCTCCGAAGTAAACTCCTACGTCTAAACCTACGTTAACATAATCCTCTTCTGTTTGGGTTACAAGAGATTTGTTAGGAACAATTACCACTGTACGTCCTAGTTTTTCACATAGGTGTGATAGTGTTGCAGTGATTATTGTTTTACCTGCTCCTGTGGCAACTTCTTGTAAACACTGTGGACTTTCTAAAAATTTATTAATTGTTTCTACCTGATAGTCACGTAATACTATAGGTTGTCCTTCACATGGATGTCCTTTCGGCCATGTTTTACCTTTCCAATAATCTGAATCTATCTTTTCAAATGCTAGGTCGTGCTTTTGTCTATGGTCTTCTATATCATCTACTTCATAACCAGTTTCAAGTAAAGTTTTTAGAACTACATCTAAATGATTCACATAACCGTTACCACCTAATCCAAAGAAGCCTACAGTTCCGTCCCAACGTCCTAATTTGTATTGTGGCATATATCTAGCATAAGGAACTTGCCACTTTAATTTGTTTGCAAGTTTTCTACGTATGTCTACCGGCAATCCTTCAACTTTAAAATTTACTTCGTCTTTGATTATAATTTTACATTTCATATTGAATCGATTCCTGTGCCTAACTTTCCATACTTGTTAATAATACTTGGTTGGCTACTATAAAAAATACTTAAATCCATGTCTTCTACTGCAAGGCTTACCTTTGTGCTATTATATCTTTGACTGTGCGAAACACCTAAACTTGCAATAGGTGACCAACCTGCTTTTGATAAAGTGTTTGGATATTTGGTTTCAAGGACATAAACTATTTCAGTTTCTGGCGTTACTCTATTATTTAACCTCTGGTCCTTCACATATTGGTTAAATTCACTATGATTTTGAGTATCAAGTCTAAACACACAACTCATTTTTTCTTTTGCTATTACACACTTAAAAAGATCATGCCATTGTTTTAATTGGTCAATCGCAGATACTTCTTTGGTTATTACAACCATCAAAGGAAACCTATTAAGTTGGACCAACGAATCTACAACTTGAGCCGATGTCCATTTTGTTGCATCTATTTCAACATACTTGCCTTTTCTATTCGCAACTCCATCGGCAAGTGGCGACAGGTGTTTGGTCAAACTTTCCTTATTATCAAAATGATGTAATCCATAACGCAAACGTCTATCATACAACAAATGAACATTGTCCTTTGTGACGTCACCAAATTCACTATATAAAAATTCTTTAGTCCTTTGTGGGATATTACGCACTTCTAAATTATAAACGCCTGGTATATGGTTGGCTCTTTCTTTTTCATAAACCAAACAGTCGTTGTACACTTGCATTACTTCTGCACTTATATCCCATTCTGCATTTACTTGATTTGCTATCTCAACTACTCTAGTTATAGTTCGTTCGCACGGTTCAAAGAAATGTGTGTGCTCATGATACGCATACGATTCAGGTGCAACTCTTTTTAGTCTATCTATTGAATCTATCATTTTCCTATTGAAAGGAAAACGTATTGCTAGTCTTTTTTCATCTGTAGAATTACTAACAATATCTTTTTGCTTTACAAGTTTTATCCAAAAACTTCTATCAACTTTCCTATAAGGTTCTCTAGTGCATTCAATTGCTTCAGTAATATCAATTCCATTTTTATGAAATTCAGTTATGTAATAATCTTTCATTATCTTATTACACATATGAAATTGTTTTTCAGTTAATGCTTTGCCTTTGTAAACTTGTCTTGCTACACTTCTTATAACCTTTGCATTATCTTCATGTAAGTCATACGGAAGGTCCTCAACTTTGGCATGGTAACCGAGTAGATGTTCAAGGCAGTCTTCAATTGTAATCACAGGCGTTTTCTTCATGATGTCTTATTATAGTATGAAAATACTAAAAAGTCAAGTGTTTTAAAGGTAAACCTTCAGATATCTCTTCAATAGTCCATTCTGTGTATGCCAAATCGTTGAGCCATTGTGTTCTATCAGGACGGAATGGTAAACTTATTGTTGTTAAATCTTTATTTGATACGGGCCATGCAAGGCTTTCTGGACCAGTAAAAACAGGTACGCCTTCTATTACTGCCTGGGTTGCAGGGTTACTTGACCAATTAATCACACACCAGGCATCGTCTGTGTCAAAATCAAAATCGTCATATGTGTCTTTAATTTTATTTGGTTGTTGCCTCACAACGTCCGGAAACTCGTGCTCAATGCCGTTAAGTGGACATCTTGGATGAGGTCTCCATATTATTTTTCTACTTGTCATATGTCTGATTGTTGTAATAGTATCTAGTACCCATTCTGACATTGGTGGCATATTTCGCCATTGATGACTTTTGTCATGTTGTCCACAGATGTAAATTGTTTCACCAAATGTATTCCAACGTTGCAATTCTAAACCTAATTTTTGTACACGTTCAGGACCATTGCCGTCAGGACCAAAGTTTGCTTCGCGATTGATTCCGTTCAAGCCTACTTTCCAAGTCGTACCTCTTTTAAGTCCGCCCACTTCTAATACTAAAACATCTTTTCCTTGGTCTCTTGCTGTCTTAAATATTTTTTCATTTGGTGCCATTCTACCATTCCACAACACACTCCATATAACAGGAATATCACAGTCATCAGTGTTGTAGTCAACTGTATGTCCTAGTGATGTGATTCCTTTTTCTAATGCCGCAAATATAGGCTTACTATTTAGAGCGCCATATTGTGTCCATAGTCCAAATTTCATTGTTAAATATCCTTGTAAGTACTTATAAGGAAATTAAGATGGATAATATACTAGTGGTAACAACGTTTCATGAACCAGGACTTGTTAGTTACGGCCAACGTATGCTTGATACATTTTCAAAACAAGTAGATAAAAGAATCAAGTTAGTATGTTATGCAGAGGATTGTAATCCTGTAAATCCTGATCCTGAACAAATAAAAATTGTAAATCAAAAACATTTAGACCATCTATTAAAATTTAAAGAAACTTGGAAGGACACACCAAAAGCCAATGGAAAATGTCCTTGGCCTGAAAGAAGACCAAGAGACTGGCACAAAGAATTTAAATGGGACGCAGTAAGATTTGCCAATAAGGTGTATGCAGTGTTTGATGCTTATTACCAGAACAAAGAAGATCTTATTGTGTGGATGGATGCTGACACAGTTTGTCATAGTCCTATAAGTTATGAAAAGTTTGAATCGTTTTTCAAACCTCGCACATGGCTTTCATATTTAGGTAGAGCACATAAATGGCCAGAGTGTGGATTTTATGGCATAAGGAAAAGTGTAGCAGGTGGTAATGAATTTATTGCAGAATTTAAACGTGTATATGATGATGCTGATAACGGCATATTCAGAATGGAAGAATGGCATGACAGTTTTGTTTTTAATGAAGTGTTAAAAGGAATGCGTCACCAATATCCAGACATTAATGATCTAAGTGGACATCTTGTTAAGGGCGAAGGACATCCTTTAATCAACACAGAACTAGGTGCATATTTTGATCACCTAAAGGGTGATAGAAAAGATCAAGGCATCAGTAAGCGAAAAGACTTATTTAAATTGCGTGACGAGGATTATTGGAAGGACGTTAAATAGGAGCAGGTATATTATTTTTGTCTGCCCATTTACGCATATGATTCCATATTAAACCTTGTTTAGATTCTTCCAAAGTCCAATGACACATTGCTAATTTTTGTAACCAAGGTTCTCTATCAAAATGTTGTGGTTCAAGTAAACTATTAAAACTGTGATGTGCTACTTCCATTGCCTGACTTCTACCTGCATCAGTTAAGAAGACTGGTACACCTTCAATAGCGGCAATAATACCAGGACTACTATTGTGTCCTATCATGCAACAAGCATTTTGTAAATCTTGAAATATAGTTCGGTTTGTACTTGCATAAACTTTTTGTGATGTCAAATGTTTTATGCGTTGTGGATAAGTTGGAGCAAGTTTATCTCCTGGATGGAATCTTACGACAATAGGGTTTGCACTAATCAATCTAACTTCTCTAATTACTTTTTCTAACCAACTAAAAACATCTTGTCCCTGCATACTCCAGCCACCATGTCTTTGGCAACAAATAAGTATATGCCCGTTATGTCCTTCCTTCCATGGCTTGACATCTATACCTAACATTTCTCTCATCATTTCCCAACGTTGTGGATCAACTATGCTAGTACAATATTCACCTGTGTTTGCAAATATGCCATCGTAACTATAACGTAGATATCCTCGACTGTTGTTATTATCATATGCTAAAAATAAATTACTGTCAACAATAATACAACGTTTACCTCTTTTAACTTGATTATCATATACATTGCGTCTTAGTTTAATGTGTGGTGTTGGTTTACTATCTGCATGAACAAAGCCTTGTATTAGAGCAACGTCTGTGTCTAATGGCATATATGTATCAACAAGTAAACCTTTGTCTCCTGTTTTGTTTACTCCTTCAATAAAATTTTTTATTATGGCAGGCTTTTCTGGTTTGCTATTTCCCGGAGGTATGCACTTCAAGTAACTTGACACTGTTAACATAGTTCATAATCCTTAATCATCTTCATAGCCTTACCTGACTGTAATTCTAATGGAGTATATTGACAGTATGCTAACCAATTCTGCCATGCAACAACTTCTTCAGGATCTGAATACAATGGACTTTCAATTTTAGATAGGTCATTTAAAACTAAGGTACCTGCGGCACAGGCTCCTGGGGCAGTTGCAAATGCAGGCACACCCCAACCTACTGCTTCAGTTGCCGCAATAGAATTATATGTTACTACTGCATATATGTCGTCTTCATTTAGTTGTGTAAGCAAACTTCCGTCTCTGATTCTTTCACGACGTAAGCCTTTGTCTCTAATTATTATCTCTCGATCAGTGTGTTTTTTTAATTCTGCTATTGTATCTTTTACCCAATCATCTCTGGTAATGCCGTAGAACTTACAAGGCTTTTCACTAGGCGTTACAAGTAAAATATTTTTTCCTGGTCTACGCCACGAGTTGAATCTTATCTGTGGTGCACCAGTTAGCAATTCAAATCTATCACTTGGTAAATCTAATCTTGGTTTAGTATGTTGCACATTGTTAGGAACAACTCTATGCCACCATTTCTTTTTTCCTAGATTGCCTAGGTATCCTGTATCAATGTAAAAGAAAGGTCGTCCTTCATTCCAGAAGCGATGTATTTCTTTCCTACGTGTCATGGAACGTAATATTACAGGAACGTGTGCGGGGTATCTTTCAATACGAATTGACTTTGCTGGAACCACGTCTGCTTCTGTAGATTCAACAAGTAATTTTACTATCTGATCAAATTCATCTATCGCTAACATTCATCATATCCGCTAGTTCAATTTTCCATTCTTTGTGATAATCACAATCTCTATAATTTTCAAACCAAGGACCACCTTCGGTATAATGCAATAGTTTAGGCTTACCATCTTCTGGCTCTTTGTACCAATCAGTAAGCCAGTTCCATTCGTGTGATAGTTGTCCTACCTCACTGTCTTTAAGCCAACTAAATCTATGTAAATATTTTCCTGTTATCTCTATGTTGTTAACAACACTACTATTAATTTGCTTATTACTTGGATGACCACAATTAAATAACATTACACTTGACCAATTTTTCCTAGGATATAGTACTTGCTTTTGACCATCCATCTTCATTCCTTCTCTAGGAGTATAATCATGATGGACACACATTACAGCATATTTGTCATCTGCTTGGTCAAACAATTCTTGTATGTCTGTCAATAGAATCATATCGCAATCCATAAACAATGCCCAACCTTTGTAATCGCATAGTTCTGGTATTAAAAATCTTGTAAAAGTAAATTCAGTTGAGGACAAAGGATCAATTGGTCTTGTGTACCAACCCGCTTCTCTTAATTCTTTCTGTATTAGTGGACGTACTAGTACGTCTTTATTTCTTCTTGCAATACTGTGTTTGCAGACTTGATAGGCTATATCTTCTCTTGGATCGTAACCTACGAATACTTTATTCATTTTCTTATTATATCACTTTCTATACATTGCTTACCATATTGTACTTCTAAAATATGACATAGTTCTTTTGTATGATTTATGCCTTGATGCCACTCATTGACTTCAATAGTGGTACTTTGGTTTTGTTTTAATTTGCAAGATAAGTCCCAATCACTGCTAATGTTTAAGGTACCAATAGTTACCTCACCTTTTAGAACGTACCAATGTTCTGCTCTATGTTCATGCCGTTGCATTGATAAAGATTTACCAGGTTTAATTACTAATTCTTTTACCTTGTAACCTTTTTGTTCGTCTAATACTCTATACCACCCCCAACTCCTTTTTGTTTTTGGATGCTTATATTCTTCTAATATCCAACTGCTTGAATTCTTTTTATCTTCTCCACCTACACCAAAAACAAATTTTACTTTGTCAGACCAAAGTTTCATTTCAGGGATATTCTCAGGTGTACGGTCACCGCCGTTTGCAAATATGATTTCATGGTTGTAACCTGATGTTGCCATTAGTTTAAAAATTGCTCCAGAGGCAGAATCATCATCGTCCTCCCAAACTATAACATCATCAACCATTGACAATGCACTGACAATTGATACTCGTTCGCGAATAGGCATAAATGGTTTTCCTTTTTTACGTGTTAACCATTCATCTGAATTTAATCCTACAACCAATTTATCGCCCAATTTTTTTGCGGCTGTAAAGTATGCTATATGTCCACTATGCAGAGGATCAAAGCCTCCTGTCACTAAAACGACTTTCATAACAGTATTTACACCGGCCAAAAATTGCTAATTACATATATGAAGCAAATAAACCTATTCAGTCATAATCTTTTTGTCACTGATTTTTCAAAGCATAATGATGTAAAGGATATACTTGGGCGTGTGGTAGTTGACTATCAAAAAATATCAGCGAATAATAATATTCAACACGTGAATACTTGGGAAAGTATTAACAATATACACACAAACAACGCCTTAAACCATATTACTAAAAGTGACGAAGTTAGTAACTTTGTTAAGGAACAAGTTCAAAGTCATGACATAAAACAAGGACAAACAATAGGTATAACCAAAGGTTGGTTTTACAGTGTGTACCCAGGCGGATGCTTAACCAAACATAGACACACAAACAGTTTTTTTACAGGTATGTATTTTTTAAATGCACCAACTAAAGCAGGCAGTTTGGTTGTAGAAAATCCAGCACCAGAATATTACTTTAATAACATACACGTTGAAAGTAAAAATCAATATAATAGTTGGGAACAATTTTGCCCAATGCCTGAAGGTCAATTGTTCTTTATTCCTGGTTATTTAAATTTTAGAACTACCATTAATAATGAAGAAAAAGATCCATTAAATATTATTTGTTTTGACTTAGAAATAATCCAAAAATGAAACACATAGACGAACTGTTTCAAAGCAGTAACCAAAATAAATTTAGTTATGTTTTGATGTTACCCATGCAAGATAAGGTATTAGATACTGAACTTACAAATTGGTTGAAAGACCGTGTAAACCTGGTTAAACCGCCTGTATATAAGCAGGAAGAACTAAGGTATATGTTTGAGTGCTCTGACTATGTCCTGTGCGGTGTAGGGCCCTTAAAATGCGTCTTAGACACCACTAAACCTGTGTTCTTAAACCTACATACGGATAATTACAAAGTAGAGAACAAAGACAATATATTTGTGTTTGATCCTTTTAGAAATGAATTAAAAAAGGAAATGGATTACCAAAAAATAATTCAGATTGCAATAGATTGTTTAAAGAAAGACTTAGATAAACATTGGATACCTTATTATGAAGTGTAGTGCTTTTTGGAATCATACCAATATTAGAAGTGGGAATAGAATCTACCCTTGTTGTAGATTCAAAACTTCTATCGGTAAGTTCGATGGTAATATAGGTGAGGTACTGAACATTCCTGAATATAAAAGAATACGTGAAGCGAATGCTAAAGGTGAATTCATTAAAGGTTGCGAGAAATGTTGGTATGAAGAAAAAATAGGACACAAAAGTTTAAGACAAGAGTTTAATGAAAGATATGATTACGACAAAGTTGAATTAAAATTTTTAGAAATAGGTTTTGATAATTTATGTAATTTAACGTGTGATGGTTGTAATTCGGAATTCAGTACAAGTTGGATTATTAAAGAAAAGGAAATATACGGTAGTGCAAAAAATAAATTAATGGAGATTGATGAGGTAACAAATGTACCAGAGTCTATAAACAAAATTTTATTTTTAGGAGGTGAACCTTTAATCACAGATAGGCACTTAAAATTACTTCGTCAAGTTAAAAACAAAAACATAGAAATAATTTACAATACCAACGGAACTTTTATACCAAAAAAAGAAGAGTTAGAAGAATTTAAATTATACGAAAAGGTAACTTTTATATTAAGTGTTGATGGTGTAAAGGAACTTGCAGAAAAAGTAAGAGGTGGTACTAAATGGTCTAAGGTACTTGAATTTGTTGACTGGGTAAAAGAAAACAAATTTACACTAGAATTTAACACAGTAGTTCATACAAACAACTGGCAAGGATTAGAAGATCTCTATGATTTTTGTAGAAGGCATGATGCTAAATGGTATGTTAATTGTTTAACTTTTCCACACAACTTGTCAATCAATCAATTAAGTTTTTATAAGAAACGTAAATTAAGAAACTTATTAAAAGAAGTAAATGTTCCTAACAAAGAATTTATTCTTGCACACTTGAATACAAAACCCATTGCTTAATTTTTTGCAATAAAATAATAGGTTGTTTTTGCTTATGTAATTGCAAATAATGATTCCTATTATGTTCTAATATTTCTTGCATATTATTATAGATATCTTGTATGGTGTGAATGTTTTTAGAAGTTAGTATCTTTACTTGTTCTAGTGCTGACTCTAATCTTTGAATGTCATCTTCTATTTCATCATAACTTTCATCTATCATTTCATTAAATGTCATAAAGCCTAATTCTCTAACAAGTTCTAAACTGTTAGGTAATCCTACTACTATGAAAGGATGTTTGTATAAGAAACATTTAAATACTTTTTCTGTAATTGCTTTTCTCATATCACTTTGATAAAAGTCTCCTTCAGTAATCAAACTAAAATAACTCTCACTAAAGTAATAATCAACGTTAGGCAAATTACGTGCCATCTTGCTATATGATTGTTCGTTTAAATCTAAATGTAAAGGCAGGTTATCCTTTAGTCTTTTTATTTGTTCTTTTGAAAGTTTTGCATTTTGTAAATTTTGATCCCTGTATTTTAAATTTGTCTCATTTGTAAATGTGCCTTGTAATACATCATTATATTGTCCTAGTGGACAACTAACAAACCCATGTTTCAATAAATCTTCCTTTGCCAGATAATCTACTGTTTGCAATCTGTGTAAACGTTCTTGCCTATTAAGACATAGATATTTCTTTTGACGTAGGTTAGTGTTTCCATTCCATTGATCTGGTTGGGTGCGTAAGTCTATGCCATCATATCTATCTAGACTTAACTGTACGTTAAAATATACATAGTTGTTATAATATTTTCTTTCACCAAAAACTCTTTTTATCATGATCGGTAATCTTTTATTACAACTTAAAATTACCCAATCAGATATATTATACTTTTCTATTGCTTGTTTTAATATTTTTAAAAATTCTATATCTGCTAAACCTTCATAACTGTCGTCTATGACAAGGAAAGTAGGCTTTGTGTAGGTTTCAAAATAATTAACAAAAGTTTTAAACACATAATCATTATCGCCTAAATACTCAAAAAATACAACAACTTTGCTAACACTGTCATCTAAAATTTTGTCATTATAACTTTTGAAATGAATAGTGTCTTTAAAGTTTTCAATAAAAGTTCCTAAACTTCTACTGTTTTGATTCATAGTTACTAAAGGTACTGTTATCATATTTTTACATTCTTTACTACTGCTTCTTCCTGCGGTTTTAGTACAGGCTTTGCTGGACACATAGAACAAATGCTATGTGGTTCATATATATTTTTTACAAACTTTTCTAATTCTTTTTCATCACAATCTGGATCTAGTCCTTCATATTTTAAATATGGTTCCCAATCTTTATCCTCTAACATAAAATTTTTTGTAAGATGTGTACGTACCATGCTAATAGGAGGACACTTGTATAATTTATTTTTATAGATAATAGGATATATGTTGACTCCACAATGTTTATAACTTGATGTTGGATCGTTATCATTCCATGGTTTTAAAACTCCATCTACAACACGTCTATAATCATACCAACCACCTTGTGTCGGATCTGTCACTTCTAACACAACTGTTTCACAGGTGTGCGTGTTTTGTGATGTTTCAAACCATTTACCTTTGCTGTAAAATGCTTGGTGTAAATTACGTTCAACTATATCTCTATATTTAGGATTTTTATTGTGTATGCTACAACTTACTTTTGCATTGCCTATCTTTTTAAGTACATTAAAAATTTTTGGACGTTTAGGTAGTAGGAATGCATTGGTATAGACTTCAATTACTGCATGGTCAAATATTCGTCTCGCTTCAGTAAGTATGTCGTAAATCCGTGGATGTAGTAATGGTTCACCGCCAATTATTGTTACATGATCTGGGTCTAGTCTTTTGAACCATTGCTCCATGTTTGCAACTATGTCTTCAAATTTTTCTACAAAGGCATGACCATGATCAATAAATCTATCACAACCAGGACAGGCCAAATCACAACTTGTGGTGATCATGTATTCTAGATTTCGTATATGAAGTCCGCGATTAGTCAAAGTAACTTTCCAATGTGCCTTTACGTTTAGTATCTAAAGTAACACAATGGAAACCACCACTCAATGTACGTGCTTGTCTCATTGGTAGTGCTATAGACTCTATGCCCCATTTATCTAATTCTTTACGCAACTCTTCTTGATTCTCATCACAAATAACAAGTTTTTCGTTTACACTCATAAAGTTTAGACCAATGTACTTACTGCAAGGCGAAACATTATTCGGCAAGTTTGTTCCAATGTCGTGTACTTTATTTCCTGGAAAGAATATTTTTTCCCAGGTTTTAAAGATAGGAGGATACCAGTCTGGGTTAATTCTATCTCCATTAAACAAGACAAGTCCAGGACGTAATGGTATCACTGTACTATCAAAGTGTGAATAACTATAAAATTTTTCAGCAAGATGAATCTTGTACCCTCTTGGTTCTAATATTGTTTTTAACCATTGTCCCCCTAACAAAGATCCACTGTTGCTTACTTGGTAAATTAAATCTTTACCTAGCCTTACAACATTAGGTGCATCAAAAACAATTTCTTTATTTGTCAATGTAGGAATACTAAGATCCTCTAATTGATAACTCTCATCTAACAGCCTTGGGCGTGGAGCACTTATCCATTGTGATCCTCCAGCCATTGCTTCATATAAAAATTCTCTGTATGCAAGTGTTTCGTATTGTCTTGCTCTCATGGCTCCTGGACAATCTATAATTAAATTATCCAATGGCAATAATAAATCTCTTGGGCAATAAGTGTACCAACCTGTTGTTTTCCAATCTGGAGATGAAAATTCTTTTGAATGATCTATTGCTTCAGGACGTCTTACTTTTACTCCGAGGTTGCTCAGAAGTTTTGCTAATCCATCAAGATCCTCGTTTGCTTCATCAATCACCCATTCAGGACTAGGACCTTCTAGGTCTTTAATGTGTTCCCATTTACAATCTGCAAATCCAAAACTATGTGTTGATTTGTCAACAGTTGGGATACGGGCATGATCGGCAATTCCTACAAAACATTCTTCTAATTGGTCCCAATCATTGTGACTACTTACTACGGTCATTTATTTTATCTCCTATTAGTTCACTAATACATACCCTATTCACTTTGCCGCCTCTATTAAATTCTTTATACTCTTTGCCTCCTAAACCAAACATTATGCAGTCTGTAGGCTCTAAGTTTTTCTCTTTGCATACTTGATAATACTGATCCGAATATGTGTTCCAATTATGATCAACACTATATTCTTTAATTAAAGTACTAGCAATACTTAACGACACACGGTTTACCATATCAACGGAATTGAACACATCTATACCGTCATCTGCATTGCCACGTTGACACCTTATACCAACACGTAAAAATTCAGCACCATAAAATGCTTTGCTTATGCTGAATGTAATTGTATCAATACAACGGAAACTTAGATCTAATTCTATATCTTTTGTACATGGGTAATATGCAAAATCTAATAACACAGGAATATCAAGGTTATTACACTTATGTAAAAGTGGTTCTGTAAGTTCATGTTGTTTGCCTAAATCACTGAAAGGTACACTTATGATTAATGCATCACCTCTCATAAGGTCATCATTTAATTCTTTAAAATTTGCTCCATGTTTCAAGCAGGCTTTATGATACATAAATTCTCCTGCTAAAAATCTAAAACGTTTTTCTTTAAACTTCCAATAGAAATGATCGAAACTTTGGATTGTTCCATTTACGATTTGTATATTCTTAAATTTCCAAAGATTTTTTAAATTATTTCTTTTGCTAGATTTAATCCATTCAAAGAAATTATCTTTAAATTTACTAGGTAGCAGTTCATTGTATAAGTCCTGTGCTGGAATCATTGCCTCCACACGTTCTCTAATACTAAAGTCTACAACGGGTTTAGCCCCTCTTAAATTCATCTCTTACTCCAGTTACTTGCATAGTGTATTTTGGTTTAAGGCCAAAGTTTCCACTTAGATGAGGTTCATCTTTTTCTATTATTATAGCATCACCTCGAGTCCATTGCAAGATAGGATTTTCATTTATTTCAAAATAATGTCCAGAGATCCAGTCCTCTAGAAATATATTAACTCTACAACACTTCTCTGGTTCTACATCAAATTCTTTTGATATCATGTAAAAAGTATCTACATGACTAGGCAAAGTATGTCCTGGCATCTGCCACATCACTGAAACAGTGTATCTATCAAATAAAGTTGAAGCAAACTTTTTTGTATCTTCATGTACTTCAAAACTTTGACTATAAGTTGTATTGTCTTTTGTAAACCCTGCTAGTTTATATTTTAAATTTTGGTTCTCAAATGCTCTAGATCTTCCAGTTGGAGTAACATTGTCTAAAGTTTTCCAGGGTAGTCGTTTGTACTCTAGTTCTGGTAATTCTAATTTTATTTGTTCCATGATTGATCGTATGGGGTTCCTGTCTTTTCATCATACCAGTATAAACTTCTGTGTGGCGGATGTTTGTCATCATGTTTTGCATTGCTTACATAATAAAAGAACCTTATTCCTTTTCTACTCTTATCCTCTGGACAGGTCATCGGTTCAGGATACCCGTGGAAGGCAAAATTGTTATAGTTCCAAATGACACAATTACCTGGACCTACTGGAACCTTGGTTAAAAGTTTTTCTCTTTTACTATTATAAAAATTTAACTGTCCTCCCCACTCTTGTATCCAATCGTCATTTAAATAAATTACAACACTTAACATTCTATGAAGTTTAAGTTCTTCACACCAATTAAAATCTGTATGGATTTTTAAACTATCACCTGTAAATGATTTCATATATCCGGCTCCCACAAGATGTGGATCAGGAATCAAGTCAACTGTATCAGTTACTTGTTGTAGCCATTTTATAAATGTAGAACTGTGTAAAGCATGAACTATTTGATCCTGAAAAGGTGATTTGTCTGTGTTGTTGAATTCATACATACATGAGCCTGCACGAGTAAAATGTTTGCAGTCTTTTAATGGGATATCATCAAGTTCACGTGCAAGTTTTTGCACAACGTCTATAGGTAAAAAATTTTCTAAAGTCAAAAGACTGTAATCAGGATGGCTTCTATACTGTTTTTGTAATGAATATGTATCCTTGAAATTTTTGGATATGTGATCTAATACCTGTTGCTTCATGCAACTATTTACTTGGAAATTATGTCTTGATATACCTTTTTGAGATGTTCCCAAGGCAGTCCTGCCGTGCATTCATCTTCACGCCATTGGCAGTATGCTAGGTTATTAAGCCAATTAATTCTTTCAAAATATTCCGGATTTTCTAGTGTAGATAAGTCTTTATTAGATACTTCCCAAGCCATTGAACTAGGACACATACTAAAAGTTGGAATGCCTTCCATAACACTTTCGGTTAATCCATTACTGTTAAATCCTACAACTGCATAAGCATTTTTGAAGTCTTCATATAATCCTTCACCACCTTCTAATATTCCCCAACCCTGCATATTTTTACTTATTTGGTCAACTAAATTAAGTTTTTTAAGTACTGCTAGTTGTCTATCTTGCCTTAATGGGTGCATTCTAATACGTATTGGTCTATCAGAATATTTTTTAATTTCATTTATTGTATGTGTTATGAATCCGTCAAAACTTCCGTGTTTCTTTATTAAATTTTTTAAACTACTGTCACCTGGTCTTTGCAGTAAAACAAGAATGTATTCTCCTTTGTTCACACGCCAATCTTTTACAGTAAGTCTTTGGTCTTTTTCAATTTGTGCATATCTATCACCAGGACAATTCTCATTGTTATAATTTCCTTCATCGCGGAAATAACTAAACCAACTATACCTATGATATGCCATTGGATTTGGTGGTGGTGGCATATTACGTCTGAACACTGCTGACTCAACACATATCCAAGGCTTGCCACTGTCAGCAACAAAATTATATATGTGTCCTATCTTCTTTTCTTTTTTACACTCTTTAATGTTTGCTTGAACATAAACATCTGCGTTTGCATTTTTTATTTCTGCGAAAGGCACAACTTTAAATGTATCTGGCAGTGGATGATATGTCCACATTAGTTCTTTGATTGCTACTACATTCATTTTGTAAACACCAAGCCTCTATTCCTTACAAAGGCTTTCTTGCCTTTCTTACCTAAGTTCATTGTACTATGTTCTCTTAATTGTTTAGTAAGTTCTGGATTATGTTTTAAACCATTTGTCGCGAATGTATGTATCCAGTAATCTTCGTCTTTTAAGTTTACATGATGATGACCTTCCCAACCAGGTGGTGCATACGTAACAACAACTGTATTACAAGATTGAAAACAAGGCATATAGTTTGGAATGTATTTTTCTTCTACGTGTTCTACAAATTCAACACTCCAACCGATGTCATATTCAAAATCTGGTATGTGTGGACCTTTGCTAAAATCATGTAGGGTATAATCGATTTCATTTGGTCTTTGTAAGGTGTGGTCTCCATCAATGCCTTTTACTAACAAACCTTTTGACTTTGCAAGTTCAACCATGCCTCCTGGTCCGCAACCTATATCAAGGAAAGTTTTTGCATTTGTAGTTTTGATCAACCAATCTAATGCTCCATGGTCCAGGTGTGTTTTGTTTTGATGACCTCCAAGGTGTGCTTCTAACATTAGATGTCTACCTTGTGCCTTTTGAGAAACTTACCCATCTTTGCTTTTTTATTATGACCTTTCATGTGTACCATCTTAGGTCTAAGAATTGAACTATTAAAAGGATGTTTGTTTGTAGTTGCACCTTTATTTAAATCAAAGAATAAGTTTTTGTTTTTGTTTTGTAATCTTAATGTAGTAAAGATAAAACTGTCGTGTGTTTCACGCAATTCTTTTAGTTTTAAAGTAGTGTACATTTCCTCAAATTCTTTTAAAAATTGTTTTACCTGTACGTTATCTAAATCATACATCATAAAGCCACACTCATCATAGACACTAGGTCTTCCTAAATAACTTATTCCGTATCCATTTGGTTGTAAACTATTTAAAAAATTATGGTCCATGGGTGTATGTATCATGGCGTCTGCATCTAACCATACTAGTTTGCCTTTTCCTTGTGCCATTCTAAAAATTGGAAATGTTTTATGTGCGAACTTTGTTGCCTGCCATTTAAATTTAAATTTTTCTTTGGCCATGATCTCCCCATTTAAAAATGGATCATCATCGCCTACTTCTAAAAATTTTATTAATTTTGGACACGATTCATATATGCTATACCATATTACTCGGGATGATAATTTTGCATTATGGTACCATGTGTCTTTTTCTAAGTCTTCTGAAAAGATATGTATTTTTACATCTTCTGGTAAATGTTTGTCCCACGTTTTTACATTTTCGCGAGATCCTAATTCCCAATATTTTTTATTTAAACTTGTAACAAAATTATACTGAGGCATCTTCCATACCAGCCACTCTGAGTTTAACAATGTTTGTAAGTTGCCATTGTTTTTGATCTAGTCCTTTTAAGACTCCTAACCATTTGTTTCTCATTAGTGCAAATTCATTAATTATTTTTTCATAATCAACTACGTCTGGTTCGCCATCAACATATTTTTCAACGTCTCTGCTTGAAAGTGCTCTTTGATAATTTTCTAAATATTTCTTGAAGTAGGAACTTCTTAAACGCCTTAATTCAATATTCATGTAGTTTAATATTGCTTCAAGTTCTTGTAATTGATTAAATCTTTGTTCTACAATACCAGGCATATTCGCAGATGCTTTTTCTACATTACCTTTGATACCAACCTGACGCTTTGCTTCAGTAAGTTCATTCTCGTAATATGCCAGAGCATCTGGAATATGACTTATGTCTTTAGATATTTTACTATACCACATTACCATTCTTCATCTTCTGAGTCATCAAAACCATCTTCGTCTAGGTCCAAGTAATAACTTATGGCCGCATCTAAATGATCACAACTTCCCATTGAATCTCTAAATGTCTCATCACTGACACCCATATCTGCACAGGCATCTACATACTTTTCAGCAACCATTTCTATTTGCTTTTTGTCTATGTATTCCTTGAACAAATTCCAGATATCAATAACATGACTTGATTCTGCTTCAATCACTATTGTTACTCCTCAACTGTTTCATCAACAACTTCTGCTGGTTTCTCATCTACCATATTTGCAAAGTCACTCATAATTATGTTTAACTTTTCGCCTGTCCAGTCTTTTCGATAATCTAAATGTTCTTTGCCTGTTGAATCAACGTATTTAAGCCTATTTCCCTGTTGAGTAAGTAATCCTTTTTTCTCAAACAAGTCTACAAGTCCACTGTATGGATCCATGCCTTGTTCATATGGAATCTTAACCTGCACACTTTCAAATGGTTTACTATATCTAGTTTTCATAACCTTACAAGCGGCTCTAATACCTCTTACGTCAGTTACTTTTTTACCATCTTGATCTTCTTTAAGTTTTAATTTTTTCATAGCAACAACGATACTTGATGCATATATAAATCCTTGTCCACCTGATATTTTATCATCTGGATCAAACATATCTTGTGATGCATAAGTGTGATTAGTTGCTACAAGTCCTACATTATGACTACCAAACATATTAACACAGTTTCTTACAAGTGCCGTTA